CAATCAAAAACTGCTTATTATCACCAGGATAATCATCTGGAGTTTCTCCATCATAGACAACAATAAGTTTTTCATCGTGATTCATTGGATTAATCCATCTAGATGCCCATATTTCATAATAGCAATGAATATTTGTTCCAGATCCTGAACGAATAATAATATTTTTATCCAGATTAATTTTATCAACAATCAAGTCTTGAGAATGTCCAATTTGAGTTAAAGTTACAGTGATAGTTTCTGGATCAACAAGTCCATCCCAGTATTCTGGTAGTTCAATTACATTCGTGTCTTTAATTTTTCCTCTTACATAGATACCAGCCTCTGGACCTTCAGCAATAATGTGTCTAATTCTTTTTCCTTTTTGAGTTACGTGAGGAATATCAAAAAGTTTATTTCCAGATGCTCTTCCAGTTAAATTTCCAACAAATGTTGGGGCAGTAACATTTCCAAGAACATTTAAATTTAGATCTATAGTTACACTGCCATTAAAATATGAAGTCGTTGCATCAACGAAAAATTGTGTAATCGGACCAGTGCTTCTTTCTAAAGTTACATTTGCAGTACTTGTACCATCTAAATGTAGATAAACATAATCTGATGGAGTACTCAAGAGTACCATTGAGACATCATCTAAATTAAATGTCGGATCCTCAAATATATTCGTAAAATCATCATTTTCACGAAATTTATATTGTGCCCCAGGGCCAGAAAATGTTCCATATTCTTTAAATGAAAATGCCATTATGCATCAACCTCCGTAATCAATATTTCTACATCTCTTCTTGTTGCAAAGATATGATAAAAACAATTGATTGGAATTCCAGATTTGGACTGAAGATAGACCTTATTATCCCCGATTCTTTTTACAATAATATCCTGATGTGCTCCAATTGGAGTGAGAGAAACTGTAATAGTAGTTTCATCAATTAATTTTGTCCAGTATTCTGGGAGTTCAATTTCTGTTCGATTCAGAACTTTTCCACGACAATATACTGCGTTTTCTGGACCTTCTAAACAAGAATGGATGAGTTTCTTTTCTGGTTTCGTAGGATGGTCAATAATAAAGTTTTTGATTGATGCCTGAAGAATTCTTGTTCTTACAATGTCTGCCTCAATAAACTTTGATTTTAGAAGTTCATCAACTCTTACAAATTTTTCAAATCTTGCTATCAATTTACACCACAAGGAATAGAGTGGTGCAGTTTTTACATCTTCATTTGCAGAAATTCCAACCATTAGTGATGCCTGTGCGGTTGAAAATTGTTGTGCCGCACCAACTTGTAATGGTCCTTCTACAAAAGCAGAACCTCTAATTTTTGTGGGTCCAACTCCAAGTGCAATTGGAATTCCTGCTCCACATACAAGTTGTCCACCTACTGCAACATCATCTTTACAATCTGCCATTTGTTTATTCTCTTATACACTCCATTGTTTAGACTGATAATCCTGTCCACCACACTTACTATCTTTGACCGCACAAGCATCAGTAATCTCACGAATCATTGATGCATATATTTTCATACCACTATTTGCTGCCATTTCCACATTTCCCGGACTTGCTAGTTTTAGAAAAGTCTTGGCATTTACCAAAACTTTTTTTCCGTCCATTTTTATATTTTCACTTGCATTCATTGTAATATTTCCCTTGCTGCCACCCTCACCTAAAGCAACCATTTCAATATCAGTTGCCTGCATTCTAATTTTACCATTTCTTGCAATAATGTCAATATTCCCATTTTTTGCAAAAATCATCAAAGTATCTTCTGCCTCCTCTCTATCCTCTCCCGACATAATTGAAATTCTACCTGGAGCAGTAATTTGAGTACATGCTTTTCTGGGACCATCTTTATCTAGCACAATCGAATGTCTTCCATCAGAAGCCTGAATTAAAACATCGGCAATTACATCACCTGGTTTGTGAAGATGACCTAAAGTAACTGATCCGTGATCATTACTTCCAATACAATTTGCGGTATATGTTTTGTGAGAAGTTGTGTTACCAGATCTATCGTTAACAGTATTTTGTGCAGTTGCCATCAGGTATAAAAATTAAATGAGGTTTGTGGGAGTTCCCGGAATATTAAGTCTGGGATTGTTGCTATTGTTATCAGTACCAAACTTCTCAATTGCACTTGGAGCAGTTGTGACTTCTGCCGTGATGCTTTCTTGAAGAGTATCATAAACACGAATGAGTGTTCCGGCTGTCTTATAGTATCCTGCATAACGAATACTATTTTCATAGAAAACAGCACCATAGTAAGGTCTTCCACCTATGTATCCAGTTTGTTTGAGACCAACAAGATCGGTCACCTGAATGAGTTTTTGCTTATCTCTAGTGAGAGCGGGGTCAGCTGGATCTCTTACAACTCTGAATACTGGTCGGAAGGAAGCATTCACTCCCGTATCCGATATCATAGTGATTATAGGATACTCTGAGAAACAAGTACCATTATCTATAATTTTGACTCTAGAGATTCTTCCAAAAGAATCACAAACATAATCTAAAATTACACCATTTGGACAAATAAGTTTATCTACTCCACAATTATAGTTGATTCCAGGATTTTCGACAAATACATCATCAAGTATTAGACAAACTGGATATCCTGGTGGTGGTGATGGTGTTCCTGGTGGTAATCCTTCTCCTATGGGTTCACATAATCCAGTGATTGGATTTCTTATTTGACCAGGAGGACAAGGTGTTGCGGGTTCACATAATCCAGTGATTGGATTTCTTATTTGACCAGGAGGACAAGGATTTGCTGAAGGCGGTGGTCCTGTTATTGGTTCACATTTTCCAGTAATTGGATTTCTTATTTGACCAGGAGGACAAGGTGGTGCTGGTTCACATAATCCAGTGATTTTATTTCGTATTTGACCAGGAGGACAAGGATTTGGGGGTAGATCTACACATTTTTGAGTTACTGGGTCATATACCTGACCTGGAGGACAAACAATCGGTGGTTTAATACATTTTTTAGTAATTTTATCATATACTTCACCAGGAGGACAAATATTAATACATTCTCCGGTTTTTGGATCTAGTATTTGACCAGGAGGACATTCTTTGGGTGGAGGTTCACATTTTCCGGTTTCTGGATTCAGTTTTAATCCAGGAGGACAGGCATAACCATTTCCACCATCTCTTACAATCACTTTCGATATAATTCCCTTTCCCTTAACTAGTTTAGGACAGGGTGGTGGAATTAAAATCGCAGAAACACCAATAGGATTTGTTGTCCAAGGAAGAGGGGCAACTTTACTGACTGATGAGTTTTTAATAATCTCTACAAAAGTCACTACAGGATTTTCTCTGAATCCTGTGTTTGGTACTCTAATATTTGAGAGTTCTAATTGTATTGATTTCTTTCCTTTTGTTGCATTAAACAAAAATGTTCTTTTGTCCTCAAATACCTTAGCCCTTCCCACCTCTACTCCATCAACTCGAACGATTACTAAATCATCTGCTAGTGCAGTTAGATTATATTTACCATCTTCAGGGAAATCAACATTTCTCCAAGTCATAATAAATGTTTTTCCCTGAATTTCTTCTGTTGGAGTCAGAGTATTCTCAAAGAACGGAGATATTAAACCAGGAATATAACTTGCAAGAGCAGGACCTTCGTAAGACACACCATCTTTACTTGTTCCGGAACCATAAGGTCTTGCTGCAATTTCTGTGTCGGTATTTGCAGGTGCTGCATTTGGTATTGCAGTAGGAGCATAAAATGCAATACCTTCACTTACATAACCAAGTGCAGGTAATGTTGGTATTTCATTTGTATCTGCGGTATAAAAATGTTCTCCTGGAATCGGACCAGATCCACCAACTCCAGGAGGTCTATAAAATCTAAAAACTTCAATTCGATCTGGTCCTGGTTGTGAGTATACAAGACCAACAATTCCTTCAAAGGAATATCCACTTCTTATTGCAGAACTTTTTTCACCACCATCAATTGTGTATAAGTGATCTCCACCAGTAAATAAACGATAAACTGGGACTGTTCCGGCAACATTTGTAGATTCTTTAAACATCTTCCACGCAGAACCTTGAGAATTTTCAGGTTTTAAAAGATTTCCTTCTATAAATTCGTTTGCTGGATTAGTGGTAAAAAAGTGTGTTGCACCTGCTGGTCCACTAAAATCTTCAGTATAATATCGAAGCATATCGACCAGTATTATATCACTCACCGATGGTCCTACAGATGGAACAGATATCTCCCAATCTCTGGTGCTAAAAACTTTGATTGGAATATCAAATGCTCTTTCGATAGGTGTATTAAAAACTTCGACTTCAATTTGATGAGTTCCTTTTTCTAAATAGACTTTTTCTAATCTTGGATTGGATACAATAAATGTATCTAACTTTGATACTTCTTTTCCATCAATTAAAACTCTTCCACTATTATCAACAGTTCCACGAACTCCATAAAATCCAGGATATGGAAGTTCAACAGTCCAGGTGTTTATAAAATTAATTCCTGCACTATCAGTTTCATCAACATCAAATGGTGGAACTGGTGAGATTGCATATCGATTCATAAACTTAGACCAGGCAGTTCCCTTGGTTGGATCACCTGTAGTGCGTCTCACTGGATACCACTGTTCCTTTGATGATGGAAATCTTGTTGACCAGATTGGACTTGGAGGGCATCTTCCAGTTTGAATTGGTGCTGGTTCTTTTGGAACAGGAAGTGGTGGTGCATCAATATTCACCGAAATTCCCATTGGATTTTCATTAAAAGATTTTGGAGATACAATTTCTCCGGTTGTAAATGTAGTCTCAATATTGACTGCAAGAACCATTGGGTTTCTTATAGCAATCGGTCCAACTTCAATATTTTCTAACTCTGCACGAATCGTATAGTTTCCTTGATTAAATGTATAAACTTGATCTAAATCTGGATTTCTTTTTCCTGGTGCATAAAAACCTTCTTTACGAATTAAAGTTTCACCAATATATAGAGAGACATTATCATCCACAGCAATTTGAATTCTATAATCACCAGTGACCGGAAAGTTTATATTATTCCAAATAATAGTATGAATTCCTGCAAATGATTCCACCTGTGCCTCTGCACTTGAAGTATCAAAAGGACATACACCATAACGATCAATTAATCCAGAGGTTAATGATGCTGTTGGATTTGTTCTCCAAAGAGTACGATTTGCCTTTGAGATATAATCGACGGTATTAAAAATATTTTCATTTCGAATCGTAGATGGTGCTGATGCTCTTGGAACATCCACAGTAGCATTTCCTACAACCTCAAATACAGGTTCTTCGGTTTCTACATAAGTTGATTTTCTTACAGTTGATGATGTGGTGATTGGTTGAGTAATTCTTTTAAAAAATCCTAGACTTGCCTGAAAATATACAAAATCGACATATTCACCAAGATAAATCTTTTCATCATTAAAACTTCTTTGATTTAACATATCAAATAATTCAGGTTCTAATGTCGCATCATTAAGAATATAAGTTTTTTCAATATCTGGTGGTGCTTTAATAATTGCAAATCCACCGATGGAATTTTCTTGTGGGGCATTCCCCCAATTGATGGGGTCATTGCTAGATCTTACCACTGTTTGATAATACGGCCAAAAATCTAGATTTGCTAATGCAACATTTTGAGTAAGTTCTAATCCAATAAAAAGATCTGTTCTTCTGAAATTATTATCTTGAATCAATGTACACGGACCATAAATTCTACCACCTTGTAATGTGACCTCACCAGTAACTTGATTTTTTGGTAATCCATCAATGTTATATGCGCTTGGACTATTGTAATCGTTAATTCCAGAAGAATAAACTGGACTAATTGTTCCAATTTCTGGAATATTAATACGAACAACACTACCAACTGGTGAAACTTGTCTAAAGGAAACACCAATAGGTTGATTTGGAAATGAAGTTAAATCAAGATAAACTCCAGGTTCAATTGTTGTTGTAGTCGTATCAAAACCAGGTCGTCGAATTACATCTGGTTTTTTATTTTGTTTTCTTTCAACATCTAAAATTGGAAGATTTAATAAATCAATACGAATATTATGTGGACCTGCCTTCAATTCTTTTTTTGTTGGTCGCACCGCATCATTAAAACTTCCAAGGTCAAATAATTGAATATTATCTACATATAATTTTGATACATTATCACACAATCCTCTAAAAGTATATTCTCCATCGTATGGGAAATCTACATCCCAATCAAAAACAAAAAGTTTTCCTGCCTCATCACTTCCACTTACATTTGATGGTGGAACAGGCGAAATCGCATATAGATTCATAAAATCACTCCACCTAAAGTCCGTAACGACATATGGAATGTTATATTTTTTACCTTCGGCAGTAATTGATTTTGGTGGAGTTGATTTTGTCGTCCAAAATGGGTTACTTGTTTTTAGAAGTGATTTTTGATATGCATCAATCTCTTCACGAATAGGATCTTTGCCGACATTTGTATAAGTTTCAGGTTCCCAAGGACCCAAATCTTCACCATTAGGTCCCCAATTTCTACCATATCCGACAGTAGTGTCTGGACAAATTTCATAATCCTCAAAATCATTTTCGTCTTCAAATGTTACGAAGGTTTCTGAAAGTTCACCGAGTTCTGAAGATAAAGTAGCACCACTACCATACTGACATTCATCAATTGCTCTTACTATAGGTGGATATCGATATCCAAACCCACCTGAAATCACATCAATGGCCAGAATCGCACCATCAATTCCTACGATTGCATTTGCCTGAGCACCAACACCATCACCACCAAAAAATTGAATTCTTGGTGGACCTTCTCCACATTTTTTACGAGTCTGAATTCCACTACAAGTACTTGCAGAAGAAACAAGAACTTCTGGAGTCAGGGAATTAACTTCATTAATATTTAAATATTGAATTGAATTATTTGCATCTCTAAAAATAAAGGCAGTTCCAGGATTATCTTTTGCATAATCATTTGCCTCACAAATACTAACTTCCACAACATATCCCAAAATCGGATCAATAAGTCCGACTTTAATATCATCTTCTGAAACTTCTTTAAAAATCTGATCAATTAGTTGATTAATTCTTGTGCTTTTAGAATCATATGATAAATTGAGAGTAGTATTTGTTCCAATACCAACAGAACGATTTGCCATTATTTAAAATTCTTACTTTTTTCTTTCATGTATCTATTTATCCATAATCTCTATAATTATAATCCACAGGTTTAGTTTCTGATGTCGGAGTTGCAAACTTAACTTCTTCTGGAGGAGTCACCGATACTGGATTTTGTGCAGATGCTGCAACAGCAGGAATTTTTGGTAACTGCGATTCTTCACTACCACCAGAACCCTCCTGTAAAGTATAATAATCTGATGCAGGACAACTTAATCCTAAATCACAACCAAAAATATTCACACTCAAATTTGTAAAGTTCATTGCAGCAGATAGACTTCCAGAAATTCCATTTACAATTCCAGAGATGTCCGAAATTGTTCCACTCACATCAGACAAAAGTGATTGAATGTCTTCTAAAAAATTAGATACACTATTCAGAGAAGTATCAATTCCCTCAACAATTTGTGGAAGATTGAGTGCAATCATTTGCCCCGTTAAAATTTCCACAGAACAAATTGGAGTTACTGTAGTATATCCATTTTGAATAATGGTTTTTGTATCAAGTGTAGAATTTGATCCGGTTCCTGTCTGGTCGTTTAAAAATCCCTGAATCTGACCACAGAGTCCATTTGTAATTTTACTGAATAAACAATTAATTAATTCGGTAATTTTTTCACGAATATCAAAAAACTTAAATCTTAAGTTTGGTGGTATTGCATCAGTTGCTGCTGCAAGAGCAGAATTTATTTTTTTGAGAATATATTCTAAAATCTTATCAAAAATCATTTTCAGATATTTTGCAATGATACAAGCAACATCTGCAATTAGTTTTTGTATGTCACTAATAAGAGTTGAGGCAGCATCAACATAACTTTGTGCTGCTTGTAGAACACTATCAATTTTCTTTGTAAGATTATCTATTTCTGTCTGAATTGCTTTCAGTGCAGACCCAACCAAATCGCAAGGATTTAAAATTACAATCTTTTCCAAATACATAGTATTTCTTTGCACATCGGCAACAGACATAAGATGTGGATTATCTGGTTGCTCAATCGTTGCTCCCGGTTTTGGGTTTATATTTGGGTTTTGAGAGTCTGCTGCCTCTGCTTTTGTTGCTGCAACTGTTCTTTCTCCAACTAATGCTTCTGTTGCTGCTGGAGATAAACCTCTTGCTGCTGCTTCTGCTCTTGCCGATTGTGCCGCAGCAAGTTCCCTTGATGTTGCTCCCCTTGATGGGTCTCTACCATACTTATCCAAAGTCACACCAGATTTTGGACTTGCAGGAGTTGATCCAGGTTTTTTTGTTATAAGTCCATTAGCAGGGACCCTGATGTTAGGATCTGGGTCTTTTCCTTTTGCATATCCACTGAAAGGTTTAAATCTCTGTGGTTTAGTGCTCAGTGCTGTTTGTGTATTATTAGCAAGTAATCCCATAATTACAGGAACTTGTTGATCGGCACCATCCAAAAAGAAACCAAATACAAAGTTTCCTTGACGAAGTGCCGATGTTGATCTAGCAAATGCTTGGCCTCCTCCTGCAGTAATCGGATACATTACCTGTGCCCAAGGAAGTTCTTCTGAGGATATCGATTCTTCTTCTTGATCGTGAAGACCTATGATACTAACTTTATATCTTCTTCCCCATCCAGGAACATTATTTTTATCATCAAATTTACCAGAAACAATATTATCTCTCCAATAAGAATCATCGGCAATCTGTCCGATCCACCAATTAAAACTTGCTCCCAGAAATCCAGAGTTAAATAAAGTTCCTTCGGTCATTTGATGCTCATAGATATAATTTTTTGATTATGACTATTTAACAGGTTAAAATCAATCATTTGTGAAAGATCCGGTTTTACCAAGTGAATCACGAACCAAAGTTAATTTTGTATATCCACCCTTTAGTATATTAATATAGTGACAGAGGTCGGCAATCAAATAATTACCACCAAATTGTTTATTAAGTTCTTGAACATTTTTATTAGAAAGTTCTGGAGAATCTATAAAAATTATATCTCCTGCGTGTAAACTAAAATCTGCAGTAATCGTAATATTTGTCTTGGTATTGAACATTTGATTATATCTCATTACAGATTGATTTAAAATATTTTTTGGATCAAAGTTTTGTTCTGTAGATTTGTTAATTTGTTGTTTTGAATCTCCTGTAGGTAGAGTTCCTTTATCAATTAACATATATTGTGTTCTTGAGTATTCTTGGTTTTGTCCTTCACGAATAAATCTTGGATTGAGTTTTGGAAGATTTTTTCCTGCAAGTTTAAGATTTTTTTCTGTTTCTTCAGCCTCTTTGGTGATTACTTCATAATAACAATTAAAAGGGTCAAAAAGAATTGTCCTTGTTGAATAAGTTCCCATTTGCAATTTTGATTGAATATCACCACTTACATCATCAACACTATGTTCTAAAATTTTTGCAGAATATCCAGAAGGAAGATTTTCACCCGCACTATCTGGAGTTTGATTATAAATGAAAGATTTCTTTTTTTCTTGACTTAATAACGAATCAATAGATTTAAATTTAAATCCCTCTGAAGTTTCATAGAAAAAATATCCTGC